AGACCAGATTGATTTAGAAACAAGTGGCTCATTAAGATTTCAGGTTAAAAACGGTGGTGCAAGCACTTATTACGACCCAACACAGTACGGAAATGATACCGGAATGGGCGAGATTGTAAAGTTTGGAACAGGCACATTGACTGCTGGAAAATTGTATTACCTTAATGGCAGTTCAGCATGGACAGAAGTGGATGCCGATGCTGTGGCATCCGGTGCAGATCAATTGCTAGGAATTGCATTAGGCTCAGACCCTGCCGGTGCAGGTGTTTTAATCCGAGGAATGTTTGATGCCCATAGTTATCTATCAAATTTCTCTGCCGGTAAGGCTGTCTACATTAGCGCAACTGCTGGTGGTATGGATACAACCGCACCAAGCGGCGGAGGAGACTATGTAAGGATCGTTGGTTACTGTACGAACACCTCTAATGTTATCTATTTTAATCCATCAAGTACCTGGATAGAGTTGTAATGCCAGATTTCACAAAAATAATTAACATTAGTCTTGATAACTTAAGTAAGATACAAGGCATTAGCGCTGATAGCATCGAGAAGGTTGACGGTCTAACACCAGATGGTGGCGGAGATGAAGAGGGAATCGACCAGTATGGTGCTATGGTTGTCATGCAAGGCGTACAAAATCAATCATACCTAGATCAAGTTATCCAAAGTCCTCAATCAGACTTAACATATGAGTACGAAGATGATGGCACGGGCGCTAGCATTTTTAGAATTAGAGCAGACAAATTTCCAAACGGTAATGATGATCAAGTCTATGCACTTCTGACTGCTACTTTACCAAGCATCGCTAGCATCTCAAACGGAACAGACCTTGTTATTAGGTTTGAGGTTGAGAGTAAAGGTGCTTTCTATGGCTTCATGGCTGAGGATGATCTAGAGTCATTCCAATACTCTGATGTTGAAAGAAACTCGGTTCTTTGGCTAGATCAGAGATCAGGAAATAATAAAGCCCAGGTTTACACAACCAATAGGAACCTTATCGGGAATAGTGTTAAATTTCTCGCCGTCAATGCGGTTAGATTCTCAAAAGATGGCAGCGGAAATTTAACTGTCAAATGGCAGACATACAACACTACTCACGGTTATTATGTTGATCGTGTTACAGTTAGTAACAATTCTACTTTCAATTCTAATTTTGACCCTAACCAGCCTTTGAGGTTCTATGTTTACACTCACAGAGTAGATGCGAATCTAATGAGAAATTTAGTAACACTAACAGAATAACCACTACAGCGAATAAACTTCCTTTTCTTATTGAGAACACTATTTAATAAAGAAATACGTATTCTCAGGAGACCCATTAATGTCTAGCATGTTAGAACAAGCCATTGTTGATGCTGCCGCTTTGCGTGAAGCAGCACTCAAAAACGCCGAGCAGGCTATCATAGAAAAATATGCTCCACACATCAAAGAGGCCGTAGAGTCCATGCTTGAAGGGGAACCCGTGGCGGAATCCCATTGTGGGTCTAAAATAAGACACGAAGAAAAAATAGTTGAGATCATCGAAGACCTCAATGAAGAAGGACAGTATCTTGTTCAAGCCGAAGGCGAGAAGCCTTATCTTGTTAATGAGATGGATCTTCAAGAACTAAACGAAGAAGACATCTTGCAAGAAGAAGAGATGGGAATGGATGCTGGTGCACCTGCTGGTGAAATTGAAGCACCTTTTGCTGGTAATCCATCTATGTCTGCTGATCAATCTGTTGAGTTTTCACTTGATGTTGAAGACCTTGGCGATGGAATGGTTAGTATTGACCTTGATGCTCTTGAGAAAGCAATGAATGTTATGGATGATGCGCCATTAGAAGATGCACTTCCTCGTGATGATGTCGCTGCTGAACTTGGATCAGATGATCTTGGAAGTCTTGATAGCCTGTTGTCTGACGTTGATGACACCGTGGACACAGAAGATGCAGAAGAAGACGACATGGATCTTCAATTACAAGAATTACTTGACCTTCTTGGCGAAGATGAAGTACTAGAAGAAAAAATCACTGTTGACATGGGAGAAGATAAGAACGGTACGTTTAGAACAGATGAAGCCGCTCTTGAATATGAACATGCAAAGCAAGAAGCACATGATGCTCACAGTGATAAAGACAAATTAGAAGAAGAGGAAGATGACTCGGATACAGAAAACCCTGGTAGAGTCAACGATCTTCAAGAAACAGTTTCCGTACTTGCTTCTCAAAATGAGAAACTTGAAAACGTGATATACAGACTTCAAGAACAACTTGAAGCAACTTTGCTATCAAACGCAAAGTTAATTTACAAAAACCGCACTTTAAGCGATGCCTCCTTGAATGAGCGACAAAAAGAAAAAATTGTCGAAGCCATTGCCGCAGCGGAGTCTCCAAAAGAAGCAAAGCAACTTCATGAGACACTCAAAGCAACAGTGGGATCTAACTCTAAAAAGAGAGGTCCACAATCACTAAGCGAGTCAGTCAACCGAAGAGCGAATCTTTCGGCTATGCTTAATTCGAGACAAAACTTAAGCGAGAACAAAAGCGCTGATCCATTTATGGAAAAGATGCAAAAACTCGCAGGCATTAAATAATAATTTATAAGGAGTAAAAAAATGTCTATTGTAGAAAAATTGACTGAAGGTATAGTAAACCGTGACATGAAGAAGGAGGGCGCCGCTCTTCTTTCTAAGTGGGAATCTACTGGTTTACTTGAAGGCCTTCAAAACGAACAAGAGAAGAACAACATGGCTCGTCTCTTGGAAAACCAAGCAAGAGAACTTCTTCGCGAAGCATCATCTATGGGTGCTAGTAGCGGTGGTGGATCTGTTGAAGGTTTCGCTGCTGTTGCTTTCCCAATCGTTCGTCGTGTATTCGCCGGACTTATTGCTAACGATCTTGTAAGCGTTCAGCCGATGTCATTGCCATCTGGTCTGATCTTCTTCCTTGACTTTACCTTCTCGGCTGAAATTGCTGGAACTGATACCATGCCTAGATTTGGTAACATTGCAGAAAAGTCTCTTTATGGTACCAATCAAGTTGGTAAGGACATCCAAGAAGGTGTTGACCTTATTGATTCTCGAAAGGGTGATTTTTCTGGTCCTCGTGGAATGACCGGTGAAGCTTATGGTTCACCTCAAGAAGGAAACACCGTCATTGCAGCTAACACTGTAACTGATGCTGCTACTAAGTCAGCGTTCACTTTGGATGGTGCTGTTTCTGATGCAAACAAAAAATTGATTCAATACGACCCAGATCTTTTGGCTGTAACAGACTCAAGTCTTTTCGTTGCAGTTATTGATGTTGAAGAAGACAAACTTACCAATGCTGATCTTGATAACCTTTCTGCTTTCTCATTCGAAGAGATTGCTTCTGGTGCAGTTAACGCTGGTAATAGCATTGTCACTATGATGAACGGTATTACGGGTGTTTCTGGTGCAGATGTTACAAAGTTGGCTCAAGTTCGTCGTTTGACTTCATTGGCTTCTGCCGCTGAAGCTGCTACAACTGAAAAAGCTGTTCGCTTTGTTATTGTCAGTGATGCTACCGGCGGTCCAGCTTTGGCTGCTAACACTACAAACGCTAACCTAGGTGCATTGGCTCTTGGTTCTGAAACTGTTCCAAAGATTCAATTCCCAGCTAGAGATACTGCTACATCTTCTGCTTCTTCTGGTGGTGCAATTGTTGACTACACCATGTTGCTAGAAGACAACGTTAATATCCCTGAGATCGATATCAAGGTAGATTCTATCGCAATCACAGCGCAAACCAAGAAGTTGAAGGCCAAGTGGACCCCAGAATTGGGACAAGACTTGAATGCTTACCACAACTTGGATGCTGAGGTTGAGTTGACCTCTATCCTTTCTGAGCAAATTGCTCTTGAAATTGATCGTGAGATTCTTGCTGACCTTGTAAACGGCGGTACTGCTGCTACTTACTACTGGTCTCGTTCTCCAGGTCTTTTCGTTAACCGTGAAACCGGTCTTGAAATTGGTGCAAACAAAGCTGCTCCTGACTTCACTGGTACTGTTTCTGAATGGTATGAGACCCTCATTGAAACCATCAATGATGTATCTGCTCAAATCCACAGAAAGACCCTTCGTGGTGGTGCTAACTTCGTAGTTTGTTCTCCTGAAGTTGCTAACATTCTTGAATTCACTGCTGGATTCCGTGCGAATGTTACTGCTGATGCTGACAAAGGCGACATTGGTGCTGTTAACGTTGGTTCATTGAGCCGTAAGTTTGACGTAATTGTTGATCCTTACTTCCCAAGACAAATTGTTCTTGTTGGACGTAGAGGTTCTTCTTTCCTTGAAAGTGGTTATGTCTATGCACCTTATGTGCCTCTGCAAACTACACCTACCATCTTTGGGCCAGAAGATTTCGTCCCTCGTAAGGGCGTAATGACTCGTTATGCTAAGAAGATGGTTCGTCCGGACATGTACGGTCTTGTTGTTGTACGTGGACTTCTTGGTGAAGAATACTCCTAATCCTTGATTAGCTAGTTCTTCCTGAACGGCCCCTGATCGCTTTTGCGATTGGGGGTTTTTCTTTCTCTAAGAACTATTTAAAGCAACTTGGTTTTTATTCTCCTTGGGGCGGGGCGGCTGCCACTAGAAAGAATTACATCGAGGCCGCTGGTGTAATTCATTGATTAAAGGCAAGTTATTGCAATAATATTTTAATTTATAAGGAGAAATAAAATGGCAAGAAGATTAAGTAGAGAAAGATTGTTTGAAATAAACAAAGTAGGAGATAGCCTTGGAACCGACAACAATGGTGCTGGTTCCCCAGGTGCTGCTAACTACTCAAAGATCCGAGAAGGAAGATTAATTATTAGTGAATTTACAATTGATTTGGCACCTGCTGCTGGTGTTGAGCATAGTCCTGGGACTGTAGATTTGATTCTTGGAGTAAGTTCATCGGCTACCGGCCTGAAAGCTGGTCACCCACGATCAAACTTGCTTTTGATTGACACTTTAACTCACGGTGTTGTTACAGATGTTGAATTAATTTGTGTTGAAACACCTGCTGGTGGAATCACTGATGTTAACTTAGCAGTTGTTAACGCGGGTAATCTTGATGCAGAGGCTGGATTTTCTGGATCTGTTGATGCTACAATCATTAACGCAGGCGCTCAAAGTGCTCCTATGTCAACCGCAGCCGATCTGGCCGGTACTACTATAGATGATAAGTATCTTGTCTTAAGTAGAGGTGCAGCAACTAATGGAGTTAAGGGCACATACAGTGCTGGTAAGTTTGTTATTCGTACCTTTGGATACGTAGCACCAGACGATGCATAATTAACATTGTATTAAGTGTATCTTTGTATAATAGGCACCCTTTCATTGAAAGGGTGTTTTATTTTTTTGAAACTATTTATGGTATAAAATACGGGAGAAATAAATGTCTAGCGCCTTAAGAG